CTTTTTGGTCTCTCTTAGAGAAACCGAAGAAAAGAATGTGTTTCCCAACACATTCAATTACTCCAGCGACACGCAAGATCTATTATTCCTCATGAGGAATATCTTGTTGCACCCGACAGAGAGTCTCGGGATACGTGTCTTGATTGCTTGTAAGCACTCAACGTCTTAACGACGATTACATTTTATAGAAAATGTTAAAACTAGTGAATTATCACTATCAACGTCTCAACGACGATTATACTTTACGGAAAGTATTAAAACCAGTGAATTATCACCATCAACGTCTCAACGACGATTACACTTTAAGGAAAGTGTTATAACCGGTGATCTATCACCATGTACTTCCATGAACTACCTAATTTATGACAAGCCGCTTCGTGCTTTCAATGCACTCAGCTATGAAATCTCCTTTGATATCAGCAACCGAATAATAATCGAAACTTTCGTGACGCCTGGTGACAGCAACCAAAGCGTAGTTCCATTTTATCGGTAAACAGATCACATTTCGTCGATTTCCCTCTCCAAAGTATAACTTTCGGAACGGAAATACCTTGAGATTCATGCGTAGTTTTAATAACCTCATCAATCGTAGAGACACTAGGTCGAAACCTTGTTTCCCTGGCTTTTGAGAGTAAACTAGCTTTATCTGCTTGTGTCATTGTTAAGTAGTGAACATCCGGTCTCAAGGGCGATTCATTAATAGATGATACTTTATGATACCCGAGAGACTTTCTAACAGCCGAAGTCGTGAACCAATTGTTATACTTAGACCCTCTAGCACCCACTTTGCGAGCCATGATCTTTACACATTCCACCACATCTTTGGGGCATCTGAAGGTCCTAATCTGTTGGTCCGAACTGTCTGGAGAAAGCTTGTGATATTTCATGTCAAAGAGCCTATCACGAGATACAAATGATATCTGTTCAGAATCACCGAAACCAATCAGTTCTTCCGCACCAGAAATAGTAAGAATTGCGCACAACTGACCAAAATGCACCAAACTCACTTCATCAAAAAGCACTCGCTTAACTTTATGTGCAACCCCATGCATCAGCACTGAATCAGCAGTTCTCACCTTATTTCTACCAATGTCTGGGGTATCACGAAACATCGCCTTCAATATGTCCTCAGAAGATTTCTTGTTGGCAGTTACGATCAAATCGCTCTCGAACACAAAAGCCCTTTTTATCGCGGTCGTTTTCCCACACCCAGCAACACCATCCATCAAGTTGATGTTGCCTTTAGGTGGTTGCGCGGGAACACCATTAGCAAGCAGGACATTATTGTTCAGAACACAATCTTTGTTAACCAAGAATACCTCATTAGGGCGCTTTTCTCCAAGCCCGCTCGAATTGTAACCGACCATATACTCAAAATCGTTCGGAAAAAGCCAGCCACCATCAGCCTTGTGCAAGTTAACCAGGCTATCACTCTGTCTCATTATCCTCAATACTTCAGTGCTGATCAGGTTGTTACTGTCGCTGGTACCACCACAAAGCGACCACAACCCAGCTAAATTCGACTCTGTATTTTTCTGAAGTTTAAGAAGATAGCGTTTATATTCTTTCATAGCCTCTAGTCTCACAGCAAGTCTGCCATCCAGCGGTTCACTCAACGACGTCACGGTGTTCTCTTGCGTCACGGAAGGGGCCTGTATCGTAGGCCCTGAAACGGTGCCAGCCGGTCTTTCATCAACGTCACCAACGGCACTACTGGTAACAGTTGTTGTTGTTGTTCTCTCTTCTTTCTTTTCTTCAGCAGGTCTGAAAGTTTTGTCTAGAGACATCTTAATAGCAACTTTAAGCAGAGTGTTCTTAAGAACATCAGCCGCCTCAGCAACCACATCCCTTTGTTCCTTATCGTCGGTCATCCCCAGTTCGTTCACGAAAACTTCGCAATGAGTAAGTTTTTCAACAAACTCAATTTTGTCGTAATAACGAATCAAACTAGGAAAATAACGTCCGAATAGGTCCCGAAGGTCCCCAGAGGGCCAAAGAGATTTAAAGAAATGACTCACCCAACCCTTCCATTCCAACGAATTCATTGCTTTCCCGAACATATCGAACTTTCGTCGTGCTGATAACATGAGGGAAAAGGCCACGTGGTGATAATCAAGAACGTCTAGCCTTTCTCCGGCCATCATAGTCATTCCGTTCACAATAATAGTGGAAGAGTAGAGGACAGACATGATCCCACAAGTTTCAGATTCTCCTCCCATGACTTCGATCTTTGAAACATCTTTGGGGCATCTGAAACAAATCTCCTCGACTTCTCTGACGGTGTCCAATTTCACGCGCACCTTTGACCAAATGCGAGGGTCACTAGGGTTGATATTAACATAGTCACGAACCTTAGGAAACCAAACACAATGTCTCAGGCGAGTGTGAGGGATTTTCCCCGAAACGGCAAAGATTTTAAAAGACATGATCCCATAAGAAATCACGCACCTCTCAAGCACATACTGCACGTTCCCTATTTGATAACCACCTTCAGTGAGAAAAGATTTTATGTTCTTCCATGAGTGCGAGTAAGACAAAGTACTTTCATCAATAAAATCAAAATGAACCATGTCCTCACAGGGTGCCCCTCTTAGGCCATACGGATCCCCTTTCTCTTTAGTCCAACGACAGTTCAAGTCTTCCATAACCCCTTCGTTAAAAACGAGCATGTTAGCATCGAACATCATGGTACCTCTAAGCATAATGGTTCCGTGTGAGTGCATAGCCTTGCACAAACCCTCAAACCCCATGTCGTACGCTCCGTGAATGGAGATAGCATAGGGACTCTGCACTTCACAATCTTCAGCTTTCAACAAACAGAAATCAGGACTTTCAAAGGACTCAAATTTACCAGGTCTGTGCGCCACACACTTCTGCATCGAGATCATTCTTTCTTGGTGACGCGCCATATCCCTGGCATCCAACACTGGGCAACAACTATGAACATTGTGCTGCCTCTGCCAATGAAATAACCAGGAACCCCCAAAGTCGAGAATTAGGGAGTCCTCGGGAAACGAAGATAAACACTCCAAAGTTTCGCACTGTCTCATAGCCCCAGCAAAGCTATGTGGGCATAAATTCTTGGACAATTGCAGATCGAAAGTTCCGCCAAACCTTTTCTGCATCTTTTCACCATCTGAAGCGGAGAGAATTTGCCTTACCCACACTTTCTTCGAGCGTTTGATGTACTCGAACTGCTCCTCGGCAGCTTTTGTGGCGTGGGCGTCTACCAACCCCCTAACTCCCATAGCATCAGCACCATTGGAGTTAATGAGGTCACGAACATTAAAAGAAGTAGCAGCCATTATGAACTGATAGCTGTAAGTAAGAATGTCACTTAATCGATTTGGAATTGAACCAAATACACAAAATGCACTCAAACC